ATTACGAAAAAATCATCAACGAGTTTGCATTGCTACGTAACAAGTGGTTAGGTGTTCTTAAAGCACTTGATCAAAAGCAGTGGCAGATTACAAACGTAGTTAAACTACGAGTAGCAGGAATGGAAGACGCTACATTATGAAACAAGTATACAACTATTGGATGCCTGACACTGATAATCATTTTGAACGTTTGATTGCAAAACGTATCAACAACGGCGGACCTGCACAGTATCAAGATGATGTAAGAGAAGTTGCGTACAAATACGTTACAGACTTTGACATAGCAGTTGACGTAGGTGCAAATGTTGGATTATGGGCAAAACCACTTACTGAAAAGTTTAAACGTGTAATAGCATTTGAACCGCTTGAACAAGTGTACAGTTGTTTAGAAAGTAATGTACAAGATCTAAATGTAGACATACACAAACATGCATTAGGTAATGTAAATGACAATGTTGAAATGATTTACGACAGTGAAAACACTGGAGGTAGTTTTGTTAATAAAGTTGGTACAGGCGATATTATTATCAAACGCATGGATGATTTAAACTTACCCAAGTTTGGACTATTAAAGATTGATTGCGAACGACACGAGTTAGAAGTACTCAAGGGTGCAATGGATACAATACTAAAATACAAACCTATTATTGTATGCGAACAACAAGCTGATACTGACGAATGTGCTGGGCTATTTTTAAAATCATTTGGCGCTCGTGAAATAACAAATGTAAGAAAGGATTATATTTTTGGATGGTGATGTAAAAACAACAATTGTTACAACTTTCGGCGATCAGCATTATGAAATGTATGCCAAGTATTTTATGAATAGTTTGGAAAAATATTTAGATAAAAATGTTAATGTGTTAGTATACACTGACACACCTTTATTTGAAGACACCGAAACTTGGAAAAATTATATTCTATTAGATCAGTCCAAAGGACTCAAACGTTTTAAAAAACGCAACAGCAGTAGACCTGTTAGTACTGGAACTAAAGGATTCTATACCGATGCTATAAGATTTAGTTATAAAAGTTATTGTATAATTGATGCTAGTCGTAAAGTTAAATCAGATAGACTTATTTGGCTAGACGCTGATACTGAAGTAATAGCGCCTATTAGCGAAGAATATTTACGTAGTCACCTTGACGACGACAAGTTTGTAAGTTATCTCGGGCGGCAAGAAAAATACACAGAAACAGGCTGGTTAAGTTTCAACCTAGATAGTCCTAATAGCTCGGAGTTTTTTGATCTTTGGGAATGGTATTATAATACAGATGAAATATACAACTTACCTGCTCAGTTAGATTGTCATGTGTTTGATGCTTGTTTAGAAAAACTTGAAAATGAAAATAAAATAGTTGGGCAAAGTATTAGTCCAAAAGGAGTCACTAAAGGACATTTTGATTCTAGGTTTGCTAAACACATGTGCCATTACAAAGGTACTCGAAAAGAAAACAGAGATGTTTATTTTAATAAAGCAATAAAGAAAAAGAAATGAAAATAACAGTAACAGGACATAAAGGATTTATTGGTAGTCATTATTATAACTACATCAAAGATGATTATGACTCAGTGTATCCTTATGATAAAAAGAATGGAGTTGCTGATGATCTTAATAATATCACAGTAGCACGTAATGCACCTGAGTGTGATGTTGTAGTACATTTAGCAGCAACAAATGGTACACGATTGTTTTACGAAAACCCAACTGATGTTTGTATAAACAATACATTACCAACACTAAATCTTATTCAACGATATAGAGATACAAATACAAAGTTTGTGTTTGCAAGTACCTGTGAAATATTTAATGGAGCAATAGATGAAGGTTATTACCCTGTGCCAACTAATGAGCAAGTACCGGTTATGTTTAACAACATTACGAATCCAAGATGGAGTTATAGTGTTCCGAAAGCTCTCGGTGAAAACCTAGTAGCAAATAGTGGATTGGAATATCTGATCATACGCTATTTTAACGTGTACGGCCCGGGTCAGATAGATCATTTTATCAACGAGTTTGTAGAACGCTGTAAGGTAGGTGAATATTATATCAAAGGCAATGACACAAGAAGTTTTTGTTATGTAGACGATGCTGTAAAGATGACTGATATGCTTGTACGCAATCACAGCAATAAAACTGTAAATGTTGGTAGACAAGACGAAGTTAAAATAAGTGTAGTAGCAAAACTAATAATGGGTATAATGGGTATCAACCCAGATAAACTAGAAGTACGTAGCGGGCCTATTGGTAGTGCAAAACGCCGTTGCCCAGATACAACACTTGTTAGACAGCTAACAGAGTTTACAGATTATACACCTTTAGAAAAGGGTTTAAGAAAAACAGTGGAAAGTTTATTATGAAAATAGGCATTATTGGGCTAGGTGCAGTTGGCACAGCAAACAAAGAAGGCTTTGAATTTATTGGCCATACAATAGTACCACATGATATTAACCTCGACACATCCATACAAGATGTTCTCAATACCGAAATAACATTTTTGTGTGTTCCAACACCGCAAGATAATGACGGCAGTTGTGATACAAGTATATTAGAATCAGTAATAAAAGAACTTAATCTTTATTCGTACAAAGGCATTATTGCAATACGTAGTACGGTAGTTCCAGGATTTACTCAACGTATGATAGATACATATAAAAATCTTACTATATGTTTTGTACCAGAGTTTTTACGTGAACGCTGTGCAGCAGAAGACTTTATTAACAATCATAAGTTACTAGCTATTGGAACACATGATATTTGGGTATATCGCAAACTAGTAAAAGTACATGGATCATTGCCCGAACACACAGAACATCTAACACCAAATGAAGCAGAAGTATTAAAATATTACAACAATGTTTATGCTGCACTGCGTGTTACATTTGCCAACGTGATGTATGAAATATGCGATAAACTTGATTGCGATTATACTACGATTAAAAATGCCTATATTAAAACAGGAAAAGCAACTGATATGTATTTAGATGTAAATCCTAATCTTAGAGGGTATGGAGGTATGTGCTTGCCAAAAGATACACAAGCAATAGCATCGTTGTTAAAGCAACTAAACTTAGACTTTGAACTGATTAACAGTGTACATACTGATAATGAAAAGTTTAAGAAAACAGTATTTAATGGAATGAGAAGTTAATGGAACGTTGGGAATACAGTTGGATTAAAGAGTTAGATGTAATAGATATTCTTGATGTTGGAGCATGTGCAGGACAGTTTGCTACTAGTTTACACAATACTAATAAGGATTGGAAAATAACCTGTGTAGAACCAAATCCTTATTGTATGAATAAGTTACGTAATATGAAAAAACGTAAAGAAATAGTTGATTACCATAATATAGGATTAGGCGATAAGAAAGAAATACTAAAACTTTTTTTACCAAAAACAAAAACAAAATCAAAATCTAGTTCTTTTTATAAACCAACACAATCTGATGATGTTGATTATTTGTTAGAAGACGTGCAAGTTGAAAGAATGGATGATGTTTTTAAAGATGATACATTTGATTTGATTAAAATTGATACACAAGGAAACGAATATCCTGTTATAGTAGGCGGCAAAGAAATACTTAAAAAAACAAAATATATTATTATTGAGTTTCAAACTGTAAGTACAAATATTGATGCACCAAGTAGTATGTTAGCTGTTAAGGAGTTAGAATCAATTGGATTTAGGATTGAATCGATTGTTGAAGAAAATAAATCTACGTATTTAAAACAAAGAAATAGTGTACATTTAGATATATTATTTACTAAACAACCTACACATAATATTGAATGTATTAAAAACTATGCACAATATTTTAAGGACATAATATGACATCTTATTCTCAATCATGCCAGGATCTATTTGCATTAGAAGTATGCAAAACAAAATCATATATTGAGATCGGCGCAAAAAAACCTGTAAAGTTTAACAACACATATGAGTTAGAAAACAACGACTTTCAAGGTTTTAGTATTGAGCTTTCACAAAAACACTTACCAGATTGGCAAGCAGAATCTAGAAACAATAAATGTTATT